CCAGCGGCTGCCGGTGGACCGGCTGGTTTCGTCGACGCCTGGAATCTTGAGCCCGTTGGCGTTGGCGCTGATCGGGATCTTGTTCACCCGCTTGAGGATTTCGCCCATGTCGTGCGCCAGCATGAAGATCGCGGCGGCGAAATCGACCTGCACCAGGAAGCCGCCGCCGGTCGGATCGACCTCGCCCGCACCGGTCGGTGCGCGCACCAGCCGCGGATCATGCTCGCTGCCCTTGCTGGCGTAGTGCCTGAAGATCGATTGCAGCTGCTCGCCGAAGCTGCGGAACTGCGCGTCGGCGCGCGGCGTGAAATCCAGGCCCTTGCGGGCGAGGCCGAGGTAATCGCTAAAATCGCGTAACTGGCCGATGCGCGGATCCATCGCCCTGATCTGCGAGAGGGTGCGCTGCGACGGGTTGATGTCGGCCACGTCCACGCCCGGCCCACCGCCGATCGGCCGCGCCAGACCGGCGGCGAGCTTTTCCGCCCGCTCCAGTTCGCCGATCGTGCGAACCAGGTCCTCGACCTCTTTTTCCTTGGCCGCGAAGGCCGGCGAACCGGCGAGAGCCGGCAGTGAATCCACCGCGTCGCCCAGGGCGCGGCGGAGCGACAGAAGTGTGCTCACGTAATTTGATTTCCTTTGAAGCTATTTGCCATCCCGTGATGCCGACATGGCCTTGCTGACAGGTCCGGCGTTCGTTACGGCGGCCAGAGAGAAGGGGTAGTCTCTGTCAGGCAACGGTTCGCCAGGAGGCTGGGAATCCGTGTGGACGACCTGCTACCCGATGAGACGGCCGTATAACGAATCCTGTTCGCGTTTGGGTCATCGGCGAGATCGAACGCCACGGCCTCGCTGGCCGAGCCGACACCCTCCGACCCTAAGCAGAGACCGGAGAACTCGCCGGGAGACTCTTCTGAACCGGTCCATTCAACTCATAGGGCTGTATCAGCACATCCGCGGGGATATCGAGAGCACGGCTCAAGGCGCGGATCATTGGCAAGGTCAACGCGCGGCGCCGATTGAGCACCTCGGCCACCCTTGCCCGGCTGCCGATCGCCGGTTCCAGGTCACGCCGGGTCAAGCCCTTCTGTTCCATCATGAACAGAATCGCGCTGATTGGGTCCGGTGACTCGATCGGGAAATGCACCGCCTCGTAAGCCTCGACCAAAGTCGCCAGCACATCGAGCCGGTCACCAGCTGGTGAGCCTGTACTGGCGTCCATCAAAGAGGCAATCTCAGTCAGCGCCTCCTGATAGTCGGCCTCTGTCCGGATCGGGCGCACCTCCATCACATCCTCCTGTCGTCACACGGTCTGGGCGTCGATCTTGTCGTAGTCACGGTGCGTGCCGATGAAGCGCACATAGACGGTGCCATATCCGTAATTGATCCACACGACGAGGCGGTACTTGTTGCCGCCGATATCGAACACAACCCGGCCATCTCGCAGAATATCCGCGCTTCCGAACATTTTCTTGACCGCTGGCGGATCGGCCCAGCGGGCGGCCCTGACCACACGCACCCAGGTTCGAAGCGGCAATTCCGCGTCCCGGCATGCTGGCTGGTCCCAGAATGTTTTCAGCGTGCCCACAGAGATGATCCGCATGGCGGCTTATAGCTGCACCCACTGTGGGAGCAAAGTCTCGATCGCGTCGCGAGCCGTGGTCAGATCGGCGTATGTTTCACCTTGAGCGCCGCCGCCCGCGCCAGTTCAGCCGCCTTTGAGGCGGGGTCGGAGTCCGGGTCGGCGGGCGGATCGGTCATCGGGTCGGTATCGAGCGCCGCCGCGACACCGTCCAACAGGCTCAGCGCCTTGGCGTGGTGCGTCATGCCCTCGGTGATAAACGCTTTCGAGGTCCGCAGGCACTTGTGCGCGAGGCGGATTGCATCCTCGTGCGCCACCGGCGGATCGTCGCCGGTCGGATCGCCGCCTTCCCGGCGCACCAGGCGACGCAGTGCCGTCAGCAGCTTGGTGTCCTCGTCCGTGTCCGTGACGGCGGCGGTACCGCCGTGCACTGAACACTCGTCCGGGTCTTTCATGCCGCACGCGTCATCCGGGCCGCGGCCGCAATTGCCAACCACCGCGCCGCCCGATGTGGGATCGTCCTCTCCCGCGCCATCCTCTCGCCGCACCGGCACGCGCCGGGTTTTCCCCGCGACGCGGGGGGTCACTGCCATTGAAGGTTCCTTCGCTGCTGTCCGCAGACGCTGCAATTCGTCTCGGGTTATCAACACTCGTTTCAACTCGGCGCCGCCGCCGTCGAGGACTCGTTCCGCCCATTCCACCAGCGGGCGTGTGTCGATGCCTTTGCGGCGGGCTTCGGCCAGCGCGTTCGGATTCGCCGGTACTGGGCAGACGCTGATCTCAAGCAGGCTTTGTTCGAGGAAATCGATGCCCCAGGGCCGCTCGGGATCGTCCTGCACGAACAGGTGTTTGGTTGGCATGAAGCCGACGCTCACCGCGCGGAGGAACTTGCCGACCAGCAGGCGGTAGATCGTGTCCGCGAACAGATAGGTCTCGGGGGGTGCGAACTCGATGTCGCCCATCAGGCGCGCGCCTTCGACGCCCACATTCTTGCCATTGCCGATTGGTGGCGCCGAACTGTCATGCGCCCACAGCGCCACCGGGTTGCGGAGGTAATCGGAGATGTCCCATCCGGCGGCGCGGATCGTATCGCCCATGCGATCGACCGACTCGTCGGAGTAGCAAAACCGCAGCGTCCGCTCCTGGCTGGTCAACTCCGGCGGCTCGATGCCGATGCGAAACACTCCGCCGGTTGGCGTGCGCTTCGCCTTCAATTCCCCGCGGAACTGCTCGACGCTGATGAGCGTCGTCACGCTCAGGCGCCCATCTCGACCAGATCGAGGGCCGTCGCGGTCAGGCGAGAACAGCCGCCAAGGTCAGCGAGGCTCAGCGCGTGCAACGCGCCGCCGATGACCGCCACGATCGCATCCCGCTCCCTGGCTTCAAACGGCGTCCTGCCGCTCGCCAGAACGTGCTTTGCGGCGTTCAGCGCCGCCTGGGCATCATCGGTGCGGCCAGCCGCCAGGTCCGCCAGCGCGCCCCGGAGGCTGTCCGACGGGCTGTCCGGGCCAAGCATCTCGCGCACCAGGTCGGTCAACGCGGCCAGAGCCGAGACGGTCGCGCGATGATCGCCGTTGCGCGCGTGGGCCAGATGCGCGCGCACCCCGGCGATGCGGGCTCTCAGCGCATCGCGCATCGCCTGCAACTCACTCACCACCCGCCCCGGAGGCCGCGTGGGGATCGTAACCGGCTCGGCCGCGAGATCGTTCACCGCGGCGGGCGCGTCAGGACCCGGCGCGGCGTCGCGGCCGTCCGGATGTTTGTCAGTCAATTCCGCTCTCCTTGTGTTTGTGTCAGCCGCCTAGAATCAGCAGCCCGCGGCCGTCGCCATAGATGCCCGGCGGTTCCGCCAGGGACCGGCCCACGGCCATGATCAGCGCGACGATCGGGTCGATGCGCTCGATCGAGCGTTCCTTGTCCGGTTTCTCGTTGCCGGCGGGGTCTTTCCGCACGGTGACGTTCGAGGCGCACCAATCCGCCACCGGATCGCCGCCGTGCTGCAGTTCGCCCGCCAGCAGCTTGCGGATGAATTCGGCTGACGCCGGCCCCATGCTCAGAAAGCCCTGGCCGAACTCGACCAAAGTCATTCCCTCATCCTGCAGGTTGCGAACGATCTCGCCGGCGAAGGTGCGGTCGAAGGCCAGTTCCTGGATGTCGTAAATCGTCGCGAGGTGAAGGATTTCCGCCTCGACGAATTTGAAGTCTGTGGTGTTGCCTTCGGTCGCGATCAAATGCCCCTGGTCGCGCCACACCGCGTACGGCGCGCGGTCGCGCTTTGATCGTTCCTCGATATCGTCACCCGGGCACCAGTGCCGCCAGAGCACTTTCCAGCGTTCGCCGTCCTCGACAGGCGGAAACAGCAGCGCCAGCGATGAGAGATCGTTGACCCGCGCCAGGTCGAGCGCCGCGATGCACCGGCGCCCTTTCAAGGCCTCGGCCTCGATCGAGTCCGATCCGCGGGCCCAGACGTCCATCGGGATCCAGCGGACCAACTGCTGGGTCCACTGGTTCAGCCGCAGCCGCCGAATTGAATTCTGCCGCGACGGCATCGATTGCGCGAGCGCCACCTCGGCCCGCAAGGCGTCGATCTTGAGCAGGCTGTCGGGCTTGCCGCCGAGCGACGGATTGGCCTTGCGCCAGGCCAGTTCGTCCTGCCAGTCGTCGCCCTCGTCGATCGTCGCAATGTAGGCGAACCACCGGTCGCCCGTGATCAACGGGATCACGCCCTCAAGTACCTTGGTCGAAAAATCCCAGTGCAGGTAACAGACCGACGTGCGGCTCACCCCGGCCGTCGTGGTCTCGTACATCAACGGTTGCACGCGCGCGCCCATGCCAGTGTCGAGCTTCTCGATCCTGGATGTGTCGGCCGACAGCGGGCGGAACCTGGACGCGGTCGAAAGCACGGCGAGGTTGTTGGTCGTTTTCGTGATCCGCCGCCGCAGGGCGGGCGATCTGGCTCGCATCCGCTCGGCCTCGGAGAACACGATCCGGGCCTGGTCCTTGGTGGTGGCGGCGGAATAAATCTCCGCGCCCGGCTCGTTTTCGTCGATCAGCGCCTTCAGGCCAATCCCTGCCTCGAGGGTGGACTTGCCGTTCTTGCGCGCGGTCGAAACGAACGCGGTGCGGAACCGTCTGATCTCCGCCTGGAAGCTCTCGACCCAGAGCTTCCAGCCAAAGATCGAGCC